TCTTGAGTTTGAGAATTGCGTAGAGGGGTTTCCTGTCAATTGCTTACTAACTACAGTATAATTTTCAATGGCGAAACTATACAATTCTTTCTTAAGATATATTTTATCGTCTTCTAAATTATCAAAGGTTAAATCAATACATGCTTTCAATAGTTTTCTGTCTATGCTTTTACTTGCTCCGTTTCCCATTTTTATCACTCCTAAGTTTCCAATTTTTATATGTTAATCCCTCTAATACTACACCTGTTACTAGCCCGTTAAATGCGTAGTTATCTACTCCTAGATACAAAATAATAAGCAATAATGCGCTGCCCCACATCCAATGGTGTATGTGATAATTTTTAATTATTATACTAGGAGAATAGGGAGTTAGTGTTTTGGCTATAACATAACCTGCTACAATTCCTAAACTGTATTCAATCATCTTCAACCCTCACATCTCTATATGTTATTTTTGTTTTAGTGACAACGACATCGTATTCTTCAACTTCTTTTATTGTTTTCCAACCTACTCTTCTCCATGCCCACATTGCTTTAGGGTTGTCGGGGTCGGGACTATACCGGACTAAAGGAACATCACAAGACTTACAGTAGTGTTCTTCATATCCGGTTTCTTTGTCCTGTCTGTCTCCTATGTTGTATTTGCCATATGATTCACAATCCTCTTCTCTACATGCCCACATTAGTTTCATCCTCCTTTGCTTCTTTTTCACACTGTTTGCAGTTAATCTTTCCTTCAAATTGAGGGTTGTGTTTTAGTGGTTTTTTGCATTTCATACTTTCATCTCCTTAGCCTTAAACGCCGCCAATCTAATTGCTTCTCTAGCACTAGCAGTAATACTAGCGGCTAAATCTACATCGGACCAACCAAACCCTTTGTATGCAAGGATGCCATAAAAGGATGCCATTAGTCTCTTAACAGCCATTTGATTATTATTCCACTTGGCAGTCTGTTCTTTGTCACCATTGTTTCTAGCCTCTTTCATATTAGCCTTGTATTCGTTTCTCAAATCTTTCAAAGCCAACAAAGACTTAGGCAATAGTCCCAATTCTTCTGTAGTGTAGTACAACATTTTTCTTTCATAGTCATCATCAACTTCTTTCAAGTTTTGAGGAGTATTCAAATCAGCACCAAATACTGTTTCTACATTACTCTTAGTCTCAAAAGAAATATTCCTAGCAATAATCATACTAGGATATAGTCCTGCAAAGTCAAACGCTGCTACATTGTAGTGCAACCCATTGGTATTTTCATCCAAGGGATTGTAAATCATAGCACCGGAATAAGAAAGACTCTCTTTACACTTTTTGCATATTTTCAGTTTCTTATCATTAGGGTTTTTGTAACCACATGAATCACATACCTTATGCTTAGGCTTACTACCTGTTGGTGCTTTCCACCAAGCATTACGCATAAAGTACATAGAACCCATATTAGATGCAAAGAAACAAGCATCGAATGGTGCTAGTAGTAATCTCTGCAAAGATAGAATAGCCTCCGAAGTAAAGTTCTCTTCGTCTATTTTTCTAAGAAGTTCTACATCTATTATTGCGTATTGTAAATAGGCTGATGGGTCTTCAATCCATGCTCTACGGTAGAACTCATTAGGGTCTTCAAACTTAGTCTCAGTATGCTTTCCTTCACCGAATAGTGTCTTAGAAACATAGTCCAATGATAGACTAGGTAGTGTGCCTCTTTGAGCATCATTCCATTGTCTTTCAAAGGCCAAGTCTAAGTTAAGAGTTATTCTACCCTTAATGGGTTGAGCAGTTGGACCATAACCATTCGATTTACTAAATGTCCACTTTTCATTTTTGTAGTGTACTCCCTCAATAACTCCTAGTGGAGATATTTTTAGTGGGCTAATATTATTGGCACAACACCTCTCTAGTAGTTTAGGCAAATCGAACTTTAGTCCAAACCAAGCAATTAACATATCGGGGTCGCAAAGTTCCATGCACATTAAAAACTGTTGAATCATTGCACTTTCGCTATCTTCTGCAAACATTACACAATTGTAGCCATCAACTTTAGGCTCTACAATAGTATCGTTTTTAGAAGGTTGCCAAGTCCATGTATAGAATTGATTGTCAAAATTATCATAGGCTACAATAGCAGTAATCTTTCCATCATGTTCTCCACCTTGTTGCCATTCCATATCCCAATACCACTTTCTTAAATTGTATTCGGGCATTTCATTTATGTTATCTATTGCATACCTGTAATGAAAAGGAACATCTGCTTCATAGGTTTGAGAAAAGTTTTCTTTTGCTTGGTAAATGTCTTTTGGCATATCAACATAAACTTTCTTTAGTTTATCCCCTTCTAAATTAAACCAATCGCCGTGTTCGTATTCATATTCTCTACTAATCGTTTTTGTCACTTGGTAGTTAGTCGGTTCTCTAGCATCTTCTTTAACAAAAAAGTAAGGCTTGTAAGTATCATTTTTAATCACTTTAATTCCATTTTTATCTCTCCAAGAAAGATACACATTGTTATTGTTATTTGTTATAATCATTTTATCACTTATTCCATGTGCGGAACTTTAACTAAAAGACGGTCTTCTCCTACTATTAAAATAGGGAATTCATCCTTTACATAAAAGGTAATATCACCGTTATCAAAGAATCGGTGAAGCGGTCCGGTAAAACATACTGTGGCAGAATCTCCAAAACCATTTGAAACTTCTACTGTAGTAATGTATTCTTTTACACCTGTTACAGAAGAAGAAATTTTCAGTTCGTTTATGTTTTTTACATTCCAATCTATTTTATACACGCCTGTTCCTATAAGTTCGCATCTTTCGATAGCATCTTTGAAAACTGAAACAGGCAAGTCAAACTTTCCTTCAAATGAAACACCATTAAATTGAGGCAGTTCATTTTCTAGTTTTAAATCCATTAGAAGAAGTCTCTGTATTACTTCGTGATGTGGGTGTTGTGTTACTCTAGGTAGAGTAATGTCAGTATCTTGTGTAGAAATTAAAACATTATCATAAATGGTTATCTCTATTTCTTCTTTCAGTTTTTTAAGAAAAGGTAGTAGTGTTTTGATATTCACAACTGCGTTTCTTGTGGAGTCATCTAGTATAGTAATGTCTAGAGTTATTTTGTTTATGTAACTGCCATCACCGTTCCATAGGTCTAGTCCAGTAGTTCCCATATCTAAATATACATATTCACTTAGAATGCCGGATTTAACTCCGCCACTTTGAGCATACTTTCCTCCACCCATTACATCTTCTAATGCTGTTCTAAATGCTTTTGCGTCTACTGTAAATTTCATACATCTCCCTCCTTCAATTCCTTAAATCCAGTCCAATTAACTTGGCCATCTCTATTAACAGATAAGAATGAAGTTCTTTTTCCTAAAAGAGAAGGCTTGTATTTACTACTCTTGACTGTTACAAAATACTCCATTCCTTTCTGTGTATTTCTTTGATAAGTTTGCAGAACTGTCCACAAATGAGAATCCCATCGGTTCCAAATTGGTTGCGGCGGTTCATCCCTAAATGGTGGTTTAGTGTGAGTAATGTAAATTTGGTCACAATCAATTGCTTCTACTTCTTTCATTACTTCTCTAAATGGTTGATTTCGATGAAACCAATCTTGTTGTTTAGCAGTTTTCATTGGTCGCATTCTAGATGTTTCCATTCCTGCCATGTATAGAGTACACCAATCTAACCATGTATCTACTCCATCCCAAACAAAAAGAATGTCTTCTGTCTTTGCAGTTTCTTTAGCCAAAGCAATAAAAGAACGAATGTTTCCTTGTGTTTCATAAGGCAAAAACTCTCCCTCATCATCATGTTCAGCAGGATTAAAAATAATAATCCTGTCTGTAGAATTATGGTTTGCTTTCCATGTAGGAACGGAGCCATTGTCTACATCCAAATAGAATGTTTTCTTTTCACAATCCATTGCTAATCCAGTTTTACCCGTTTTGGCATCACCTTCAATTCCTACCCTAATTCTTTTAGGAGCATTCTTATGCTGTTCAGTCTGTTTTAGAAGTTTGCTTCTAAGTCCTTCAATATTTATTTCTGTTTTCTTATTTTTATTCATCATTTAAATCTCCCCTACGGGTTTTCCATGCCGAAACTAATTCTTCTACTTCTTCTTTAGTTTCTAAAAGTAGTTTGGCATCTTTATCTCCAATATGCATTTTTGTAAAATATTCGTTAGTTTCGTAGTTTTGTCTCCATGTAATAAACTCTACACTCTGTAAATCTACGACCCAAATACCTTGACCATCAGTTAGTTTTTCAACAAACCCATCTACAATGTAAATTGTATCAGTCATTAGACAACCCCCTTTAGGTGTTGTAGGAATGTTTCTAATTCACTATTATTACATTCCTGCACTATAGGATTAGAATTACAAGAGTATAGTTTTATTTCACATTTACTCTGTGTTATTTTCCAAGAAACATGTTGCAGTTTTTCTACGGGCATCATTGCCCTGTTCGTTATTATCATTTTATTTTCTATTGTTATCATATCAATCACTAAAAAAATAGGCTTTGCACCTATTCGTATGTCATTCAACCGCCACATATACACGGCTTGAGAATTACTCAATCAAAACCAATCAAGGTCTTCTTCTTGGGCATCACCAATTTCCTCTACTTGTCCTTTTCTTTCTGTTACATAAAGTCCCGAAAGGTTAATTGTTGCAGGTTCATAACCATCTTCACCTTCTCTTTGAGAAGTTCTACCAACCACTACGACTTCGGAACCAATACCAAAGTCAATGTTAATGTGTTCGGGAATCCAACAAGTTGTCATTCCGTCAGTATCATAGTCGAAGTCTGCATTCAAATCAGTCAAGTTTAGAATACGGTTTCCATTTGAAGTTGGAGTCATATTCATGTTACAAACTGTACCCATCGTCATTACAAACCTGTCCACTGCTGCATTTTCTCGTAACTCAAGATGTTTTGCATCTAGTAGAGTCAAAGAAGCAATGTTTTCTGCAACTAATTCACTTGCCTTGTCAAAGACATTGATAGAAGAGACATCTCTGTAAATATCTCCTTCGGGGTCAACATCTGCATTCATGACAAGAGAACCTAATGTCTTCATAGAATATCCGTAAATATATCCGTCTCTGTTTGAGTCTTTAATTACAGACATATGAACCCACTCAAATGTTGAGGGGTTAAACTTAATTCCACCTTCATTCTTGTATGAGAAATAATACTTATTGTATTCAGTATCATCTCCTACCTTTCCGATAAAGACACCACTTCTTCGCATTAGTTCCTTTGCTAGAGGCTTTCCGTAGTTGGCATTTTCTCCACCATTTTGATATCGTTGTTGAGAATCTAGAGGAATGATAATACTACCATCTTCTAAGTATTCTGCTCCTTCTGCTAGTTTGCCCATTGTTCGGGTTTGTTCTTCACCATTAAAGAATCTAGATACGACATAATTGCCCTCTGTATTCTTTTCTGCTGTTGCTACTAGTCCGTTTTGATGTGCGTTAAACGGGTCACGGTTCCATTCGTCAATGGCTCTCTTTCGATTATATGCCATCATATCTCTAGGTTCTTCAAGTGAAATAAAGAATCCAAAAGCGTCATCGCCAAATCCTTTCTTTCCTTTCTTTCCGTCTGTTTTTTCGGTCTGTATCATTCGGATTTGTTGAGAAGCGTAACTTCTCCACAAACCTTTTGCTAGAGGGGAATCCGTAGACACCTTGTTCTCTTCACATATACTTTCAAATTTCGATTGAGCCTCAGTAACACTGATGCCCAACTTCTCTGCTGCTTTGCTTATTTCATTTTGCATATTTATACCTCCTTATATGAGATTTCCCACCATCCATGAAGCAAGTAATTTCGGGGTCATGTTTAGGGAACGCCATTCACCTTCTCCAATTACTCGCAGGAATTTCAATTTCGTATTACTATCCATTTCGGATGCAATAACAATGTCATGTAGACCTATGCAGATTTCCTTAATGGAGAATCCGTCATAGATTAGATTATGTAATTTTGTTAAAACTTCATTTGGATTTTTATTTGTTATTTCAGTTATTATATTTTCATATTGTTTCAGCGATTTCTCGACTTGAACATTTAGCCTACTACCTGTAGCGATTGATGCTTGTAGTTCGGTTATTGTTCGTCTTAAATCACCATCAAAGCAATATATAAACTGTCTCAATCCATCCGGAATCGGATGACCTTCTCTCTTGAGAATAGTTGTAACAACTTCTTCAACTGTTTCAAAAGTTATTCTTTTGAAGTGATAGTTTGCACACCTAGATTGTAGTGCATAAATTATTTTGTTTCGATTATTACATGTTATAATAAATCTAATATTTTTAGAATATCTTTCCATCATTCTTTTTAGGGCTGCTTGTGCATCATTAGTCATTCCATCCATTTCATCCAATAGAATTATTCGGAAAGGAACATCACCCATTTTTGCACTTTGGGCAATCTCTTTTATTCTAGTCCTTACGGTTTCTAGTCTTCTATCATCCGAAGCATTCACTTCAAAGAAATTACTAGAAGCATCTTTTCCTAAGATAGTTGTTGCTAAAGCAAGTGCTACCGTTGTTTTTCCTGTACCGGAACCTCCGTAAATTAATACATTGGGCATTTCTTTATTGACTGCCCAATTAGTTGCATCCATTACAAAGTGTTCTTGTCCTACAACTTCACTTAGTCTGTTTGGTCTGTATTTTTCTGTCCATAGCATTATATCATCTCCTTTCAATCATTAGAATACCATTCTCCGCAATACTCGGCAGAAACATCATAGCCATTTTCTATGTGCGGAGTCTTACAAGTAGTCTTCCATCTTTCATCTGTGTCATCAAAACGACCTATGAACATATAGAATTCATCAGTTGTCCATTCGCCAAAGTATTTTCTTAGGCCTAAATAAGTAGAATAAGTATCTCCCCCATCATTTGATGAACCTTCACCCCATGACATATCCCATGAATCTGCTTGAATCTTTCCGTTCAAACAATCAATGGCTGTTAATTGTCGGTAGTCTTGGTTCTCTACCTTTAATACTAAGAAATAGTCCTCATCCGAGTAACAGTCTTTATCATCATCGGAAACAGTAAATGTAATCTTATGATAGGGCGGTTGTTCTTCTTCTTCTATATTACTAGGGGAACTATTATCATCAATATACAATACAACAGAACCTATAACTCCTATTAACATTATTGCCACGGATAATGTTAATATCGGTTTCACTATTTTGCTAGGATAATGATTAGGTGGTTTCACTATTTTGTTAGAATAGTGGTTATGTGTTACATCAACTGTAACTACGCTATCTTGTATGTTGCTTCCTTCGTATATATCTTCTTTCATTTTTATTCCTCCGAATTACTCCAAATTGCTTGGGCCTTAGCCCCTGTTCTTAGGTTTCTTTTTATGAAACCAACTTTGACAAAACCCTTTCTTTTCATAATGTTGACTAAAGCATTCATAGGTACATTTAGCGATGTATTTCTTCTATGTCTTTTAGAAGAATATGCTTGATAGTTTCTCAACCTATCATATATTTCTCCTGTAGTCATTTCTTTTTCTTCATCTAACATTTTAGTTATTATCTTCTGCGCTCTCTTGTGTTTCATTTTTATTTCTCCAATATCCATTTTTATTTTGTATGCCTACAAGTTCGGCATGGTTCGCAAGGAGTCTGCCCAATTCGGACATAGATACTCCCCACTTCATTTTTTGATTCAAGTGATTGTACACTTGGTCTGTTGACTTAGGCCCTGTTTTTAGGAATGCTTTCATCATTCTTATTGCTACAATATTGGCCATTAGAAATCACCCAAACTCATTTGTTTTATTTTCTTTGGTTTAGGTTTAGATTTTTTCTTTTCTCCTAATCCTAGCAACCTACATTCGCTGTTATTCAGTTTTGTTTTTGCGAATTTTTTGAATTCTTCATCTTCTAATAATTGTTTTAGTAGTCTTTCCCCACCGGATTTTACTCCAAGTCTCCTACACAAAGAAGGTATTTTAGAATACTTTTTTCTTTTAGGCATTCTTGGCCTACCAAAGTTTCGACCTGTATGATTATATGCAAGCATTTCATAAAAGTAGTCGGCATTCCATCTCCTCTTTACAACCCCATCAATAAAAACTAACTTATTAGGATGTTGATTTTCTGCTAGCCAATTTATTATTTGAGTGTCCGAGGGTTTGTTGTATTTCAATAAAGCAACTATTTTTTCTCTATTTGATTCTTTCATGTATTCATCTATCAAAGAAAACATATCTCTTTCAAGAGAATAAGGTGTTTCGCTTCTAGGGGCTAACTCTCTAATGTTATCTCTTAGATGAGAAACACTACCTGCTCTTTTGAATTTAATCATGTTTTTAATATCACTAGGTATTGACTTTTGGTTAATGCTTGTCATTATTATTTTACCTCTATATTTTCTAAGTACATCTAGAATAATTTCTTTTTTAGGTTTGTAATGTAGGTCCTCTATTATTACTCCATTTTCTATAGGTATAGAATAAGGGTCTTTGATATCCATAACATTAGCATAGTAAATCAATGCGTTAGGCAACATTTCCCTTGCCTTGGTAGTTTTACCTGTTCCGTGTTTTCCGGTAATAACTATTGTTCTTTCTTTTTTAATCGTCGTTAGTCCCATTTAAAATCCCTCTCATTTTCATTATCAATTCTAATCCCTCTAAAGTGAGGTGTTCTTTATTTACAAGTTTTAGTATAATCTCTTTATATGTGTTAAGACTATTATTTGCGTCGGAGTAATATTCGGGTATCAAAGTTATTGCTTTGTGAGTGTTTTTGATACCGGATATTTTGAGTATTGGTTTTTGGCGTTGTACGCTCTCTATCTCTCTAATGTTTGACTTTACTTGGTGTTGGGCTAGGCTCCTCTTTAAATCGTCTAGAAAGCGTTTTTCTGCTCTTACAGATATTGACGGTAATACAATATAGCCGATTCTAGAAGTTTCCTTTCTAGAAAACTGTATTTCAAATACTGCTTTGGATATTAAAATCCCAACTATAGTTTGCTTAGGAAACATTTCTCTCCACACTCATTCCTAAATAGCCATGTTCTTTACCAAAGAACCCCATCAAAATATTTCTATAAATATAATTTTCATGTTTTGAAACATCTCCTGCTAATATAAATTTCAACATGTCAAAACTGTCATGTTCTTCAAGTATTATTTGTTGAGGAGTGTTGACTCCTTTTTTGCTTAACATCAATCCATTCACATAACCCATGTGTGCTATTTCTACATCACTTAGTTCATCCATCAATTCAAAAACAAAAACGGTCGCTGCTCCGAATTTTTTAACAAAGTAAGAGATTTCCTTTCCCATTGTATCACCCAAATAAATATCCTTCTACTGTTTCGATGGTGTCTATATCTTGAACATATTTATCATCTCTAATTCTAGTTTTTCTAGGAAACCTAAGTCCTATTGAACCGTCTTTGTTTTGAGTTACTAGGTCTGCTGTTACTGTCAGTACTTTTCTAGGCAAAATCCTGTATTGATTATTTTCATAACTATCTATAATCTTTCTAAGAGAGTTAGTCATAGATAGTAGTTCTTTATCTGTAAATCCATTTCCTACATTTCCTAAACTAATAAATCCGTCACCATCTTTAGCGGCTATTTCAAAACTGCTGAAAACAGATGACTTTGAATTTTCACCATAACATGCACCAATAATAACAACATCCAGTTCTATTCTAGGTGGTTTGTATTTGGCCCAACCCTTTGAACGCTTAGATGGTTCATACTCTAATTTAGCATCTTTAACTATGATGCCTTCAAAACCATCGTTTATTGCTTGGTTGTAAAAGGCTAGAACATCACCATCCCTTTCCATTCTATGTGCTTGGTTGGGTAAATTTTGCATAAATTCTAATCTATCGACATAGGGTAAATCCATTATTGTTTTTTCTGCATATTTTAAACAATCGAATATTACCCATTTGACTTTTACCTTTTCTCTTGCTTCTGCATGGTTTTTAGAGTGAACTCTTGTTCCCATGAGTTTGTGTTCAGCAGGAGAACCGTCTTCTTTAATTGGATATATTTCTCCATCTAGAATACAATCTACATCGTATTGTCTAACGGTTTCAACTACATCTTGAAACTGAGGAGTAACGATATTACCCTTTCTATTAAAGACAATTACACTATCTCCTTTTTTGTGAATTTGATATCTGTTGCCATCATACTTATAATCTACAATTTTATCTTTAGGCCATTCGGCCATCGGAATTTCTTTTGCTAGCATAGGCTTTACAAATTTGCCATGAACTAAATTCATAGGTGGGGTTTCTCCTTTTTCATAGTGAGTTAAAACTGACTCTACACTATTCATCGAGAGGTCTTTCTTTACGATATTTATTTTTTTATCATAGTGGCTTGCTATAGATTTAGTTATTGTCCCTAGCCCTATTCCGTTATTAGGATTTCTTAACCAATACCTAACAAACCATTTTCTTTCTAATGCTGATAAAGAAATCAAAGTTTCCTTTATCAAATCAAAAGAACTTGAGTGTGCCGAACAATCATGCTCTAGCAAAGCAATTACTTGAGATAAAGAATAATCTTGGTCTTTTTCTTTATCACTTTCTAAATACATTGTTGCTGTACCTATATCTTCAAAGGCAGAATACAGGCCGTCTATTTCATCCTCAAAAACTTCAAAGGCTCTTGCTATCCATTTTTTTCCCTTTGTCATTCCTATGTTATTATTTTCTAAATCTAAAGTTAGAATCTTACACAATAAAGTTGGGTTGAAGTTATTCCATGCCCTATCAATAACTTGCGTTTTCGCTGTCGGGGTTAAGTCTTGTGTCGTTTCTAATAGTCTTGCTAGTCTGCTCATTGTCATTTGTATTCACCTCAAGTATTTCATTAGAATAAAATATTTTTTCATTAACTAATTGTATTAGTTCTTTTAATGGTTTAGAGTGCTTGCTGTTCATTGTAGATATTTTCCACAAATATTTAGCAAGTTCATTCCATTCACTCTTCTTCATTCAACATTCCTCCCTCTATTTCATGTCGAATTCTAGGGATATTTGCTATCATGCTATTCAAAACCTCTACTAAGTCGGTTCTTTCTAAGTGCATAGCGGCTAATTGTAAGTATGTTAGTGTGCCAATAGTAATTGGCATGGCGACTTCATTTATATCTCCGCCCAAAACCATACTCCAATGTGCAACAAAGGAACCTCTAACTACATCATTTGTATTTTGAACTGAGGGCCAAAGTTCTTTGAATGAATCCAAATGAACCTTTGGCATTTTCTTTTCTGCGTTTATACACCAAACTGCAAAGTGTTTGGGCTTCAATCTTTTCTTAAACTGTTTCATTTTAATCACCTAGTATTTCCTCAAGTATATTCAAGAGAATTTTTGCTTCTTTCTTATTTAGACGAACTCCCTTTCTAGTTGGTTTGTCGTCTTTGTACCATCGTATGTCTACTACTTCTATTGAATAGTATTCTCCCGAATGTATTTTGAGTGCATCTATTTCATTACGAATGATTTGATTACTGAATTTCAATCCTTTTTCTTCACTCAACAAAATTCCCCTCCTTGAATTTACTTAGTTCATGCCTATTCATGAAATATCTAGGCATTTCTAATTCCGATAAACAATTAACTACCCAACAAGCACCGCCCAAACTAGATATTTGAACTACTTCATATTGTAAGGAATTAACTTCAATAACTTCTTTAGTATTTATTTCGGGAACAAGCCCGTACATCCTAGTTATTTCCGAAGCAACATCAGCCAAGTTATCAACTACATATTTGATTATGTGTGCTCTTTGGATAGGTATTTTTGGAGCAACTTTAATACTCAGTTTTCCTGTCATTTCACAAATTTTACATTTGTTTCCTTCGCAAATAGGACATAATATATTCGCCGCATAAGGGGCCGGTAGTGTAACGGTGACTGCTCTTTTCATGATTATTCCTCAATTAGCACTGCAACTTCTGTAGTTAAAAACATTAGCGCAATAGAAAAGGCTGCACTTAGGCTACTCTTAGTAACATTAGTTGGGTCGATTATTCCTGCTTCAAGAAGATTTTCTTTTTTACCATTCTTGGCATTGAAACCAATATCCTGTTGTATTTCATGAATCATGTCTTTGAAAATTTCATCGACATCAGCACTGCTGTTTGAAAGTAAAGTCTTTAATGGCGCAAACATAGATTGGGTTGTCGTACTCGCTAGACCTAGCCCAACTGATGCTTTGATAATTGACAATCCTCCACCGACAATGTAGCCACCGTCTAGTGCTGCTTTAGTAGCATTAAGAGCATCATCTAGTCTTTCTTTAGTTTCTCTCATTTCAACTGCTGAACCTGCACCAACTTTAATCACTGCAACTCCACCCTTTAATTTACTAATTCTACTAGAGATGCTTTCTTTCACCCATTCATTAGAACCCGCTTCGTATAAGGCCCTTAGTGTTTCTATTCTTTCTTTGACATCTCCACCATCACCACCAATAATGGTGGTTTTTAGTTGGTCTATTACAACCCTGTCACAAGAACCAAAAGACTCTTCATTGATTATTCTCAAATCATCATCTGCTTCATCCGAATAAACTCGACCACCAACAATGGCAGTTATATCTTTTAACTCATCTAGTTGACTATCTCCATAATTAGGGGCTTGAATAACTCCAATGTCTAATCGGCCTTGTATAACATTAGCAAGGATATTCTGCAATGCTAAATTTTGTAAGTCTCTACATATTAAAAACAAAGGCCTACCTGCATTGGCAGCATATTCACATGCCGGTAAAATATCTTGAAATTTTCTAATGATTTTATTTGTTACAAAAACTAATGGCTTCTCTAGCACACAATCTCCGTTGTCTTGGTTAGCAAACAGATGTGTTATGAATCCCTTATCTAACTCTAAACCTTCTCTAATTTCGTATTCAGTATGCAGACCATGTCCTTCTTCTACACTAACTACTCCATCTCTACCTACTTCTTTGAAAACTTCTGCTATGATAGAACCTAATTGTTCATCATTGTTCGATGCAATAGTAGCAATTTTACCAATGTCTTCATCTTCTACCGGCTTGGAGTATTTATCCAAGTTTCTAAGAATAGTGTCCCTATCGTTCTGTAATTGTTGTCTAGTGGATGTTATGTTTTGTAGGTCTTTTTCGGAAATGTTATTACAAAGAGCCTGTGCTAAGACACACGCTGTAGTTGTACCGTCACCTGCTTTAGATTGAGCCTTACTTGCTAAATTTTGAACTAGTTGAACACCCATTTGAACATAAGGGTCGTTACTAGATACATACTTGGATATAGTAACTCCATCGTTAATTACTACCGGAGGGTTTCCTTGAAGTATTGCTGTTCTAGCCTGTGGGCCTAGAGTTGGTTTTACTGTATTTGCTACTAGATTTATTCCTTCTAGAATCTTTTGTCTAGCATCGTTTCCATGTAGAATCATTCAAGCACCCCATACAATTCACTATGTTTTACAAAGGTATATCCTTCATGTGTAAAGTGTTTATTTTCTGCATTGTAACAAACCCTCTTTCCTATCAAGTAAGTATCTACTTTACAGTCAAGAACTACTCCTGTGTTATCTCCTACAGAGATGATACCGGATGCAGTTGTTGTTGTGTCTTTTTTAATTACTACCCATTCTCCAATCGCTTGCATGTTTTTACTATCGCTATTAGCAGTATTTAAAGTGTCAATCATTCTTCTTCCCTCCTAACTAATGCCTCAACCAATATTTTTATGTGTTCATCATTTGATGAATCTCCTAGAAACGCAGTGTCAAATTCTTTTTCCCAATCTTCAATTATTTTCTTTCGTATTATTTGCTTGAATATATTATTCATTCTTCTTCACCTGCTTTAGTATAATATTGATTAGTCCAAGAACCATCCTTTTGTTTAATCTCTAATTCATTAGGTCTAAGATTCGACCAAAAACCATAGTGGTCATCTCCACCAATAACATAAGCACAAGACATTAGAGGAGTCCAAGGTATAACAGTACTCCAATCAGTACCGCTAAAATAAGCAGCACCAAAGGGATGTGTGTGAAACCAACATTTAATCGGAACACTCAGTCCTATAGGTTGTTGTAAGAAACTAACATATCCCGAAGTTCCCGAAGAAATATGGGCTCTATTTTTACCATCAATTACTACTTGAACTTCAAGATTAGGTAACATTACCGTCGATGCTTTCCATATTGCATCCTGCAATTCTTTTGTGTGTATTGCATCTTCTCCCCATTCTAAAAACAACTTCGACCATACTCCTTGTAAGAAAGGAATTATGTCATTTCTAGCAGCAGCAATAGAGTCTTGGTATTCCCAATATTGTTCAGCATCACGAATAGATTTTTCTTCTTCTCTCAAATGCCATTCTCCACTTTTACCCATTTAAGCCACCATCCCATCATCAGCATTCATAGCGATTTTAAATTCCCAAGCATGAAACGCTTCATGTCCTGCAATAAATCCACCTGCATGTCTAATCGGCCCTACAAATCTAGAACTGCATATTGCACAATAGACTTCTACAATTCTCTCATCGTAATAACTACCGCTATCATCGCTATAATCAATTCTTTTTCCTAAATCTTCATTTGTATATTTCATTTATATTCCTCCAAAGGGTTTTCTATTTTTTATCATATTATATCTGTGGTTTTCCGGCCACCATTCCGGTTCTTTTCTTTTACTCCAAAAGGCGAAATCCCATTTCCCTTGTAAGTAATAATGGCGATATGACTTGATTACAAAGTCCCAAGTATGTTTTTCTTTTGGTAGTCTGTAAATATCAGCCATAGCAATAGATACAGGAGTTAAGTCTTCTTCTTCATAGGGGAATGTAAAACTATCCAGTATTCTTTTTTCTGTTCCGTGAATCTTTCCATATCTAAAGGTATATTCTTTACATAGTGCCATAGCATGATTGTATAACCACATGTAATTTGCTTTATTTTGTCTAGCCCAAATAGTGCTAGGGTGATTAAGCATAGCGGGTTTCATCAAATAGTTAAAGTGCGACTCTTTATGAAATTCCTTCAACTCTTTCAATGAAGGTTCTCTACCATGACAATTCCAAAACAAAAAGTAAAGACAATTTGTGTGTAACATTTGACAACTTTCAGTTGGCATTTTAATTACATGTTTGTCTAGCATTTGTTGTGCTGATTCTACGGGGTCTGTTGATAGTGCAAATATATTCATACATTCACAACCATGAAGTCATTCACTGATTCACCATTAAACCAACGCTGAATCCATTCTGCTGCCATTCCTGCAATAGCAACATGCATGAAATGTAGTCCTTTATTAGAGCCATCCCAAGAATCACCTTGACAACTAAAAGAACCATCCGGACCGGCCAACATAGTATCATACATTGATGGGTCAGCCTTGTATGAAATAAAGGCCGCATTACGCCCTTGAGAACGCAAGTCTAGCCATTTAACCTGTGAACGATACAAGAGCCTTCTAGCGTCTAAATTATCTACACAACATACAACCAAATCATATCCTTTCAACTGTGTTTCAGTCAATATTGGATATGGGTTTGTACCATTCACTTGACTGTGCTTTTTCATACAGTGAACTTTCTTTTTACCTATGTCTTCTTTAGTAAAGTCTTGATATGTCAAGTTCTTTTCTTCTACTGTATCGGGGTCGGAAACATTGATGCTATACAATTGTTCCTTTGTTCCGTCGCCTGTTACGCTTTCTAGAATCCTAATCAAATGACTACCGATTCCTCCTGCTCCTATTATCAATATATTTCTATCCATTCTATTCCCTTTCCTTTTATTTCATTTTTATTTAAATTTTTAAATTTTAGTAGTCTTTCCGTTTCTCTATAAATTGTTCTAGTTGAGAAACCTGTTTTTTCCGATAATGTTTTTTGTGAAACTTCGCTGTTTTCTAATAAACAAACAATGTAACAAAACGCTGCGGGTGAAGAAGGTCTAAGATTTTCTCCACTTTTAACAACAAAGTCATCGAAATAAACTGCTAGTCGGCCAACTTTAGATACAAAAGAAGGACCTCCTATTTTACTAGCATACTTTTCTGCAAATGGTCTACTATCATTTATTAGAAAAATACTAGTGTTGTTCATTGCTAATGCAATTTTTTTAGATAGTTTGAATACTCTTTTTGAGGCGCAATCATATTCTCTACAAACTTCTTCTAGAGTGTAAGGTAAATTGCATTCTCTTAGTATGTAATATACTAATGCTGCCGACCTATCTTCTAATGTAGATGTAGTAAATACATGCTTTCTGTACAACTCTCTATAGAGTATATCTACTCTTTCTCTTAAAGCACTAGAAGAACTTAATGACGAAAGAAGAATCTTACACATGGCAATACCTGTATGTATTGCCCTGTCTGTTTTACCCCAACTTTTCATTGACGAAACATTCGTTGAAGGTAATTTCCATGCTTCTCTAACTAATTGTCCATTAGCATCATACGAGTATGAGTTTTGTTCAAATGGTTCTGTTATCAAAACTAAACCACATTCATCACAAACCTGTTCTCCTAGCCTATCATCAAAACTAAAACTATTGCTCTCGCACTCTACACATCTCATCATAGGTATCTTTTTCATTTGTATATTCCTCCATTAAAGGTATTCTTATTCTATTTTCATCTTCAACTGTATAATAATTGCTGATTGTTGAAACCCTTTCCGAAACTGAACTGTCATTCATTAAAGATAACATTCTTGATGCGAATTGGTCTCCTAGCGATGGATTTTTTCCTCCTGTATTTATACAAATAGGGCCATTCCATTTGGCCAATCTTGTTTGTTTATTTGCTATTGAACCATCCGGCAGTGTGTCGCCCTCCTCATATACTATAGTAGTTAAGCAATAAGTAGAAACTCTTTGTGGGTCGTTTCTATTGTTCCGAGAGTAATAGTTTTCAACTAGAAGCCAATCTGTTCTTTGGCCTTTGACTAATACCTTAGTTATTGGTTTGCTTTTATTGGTGGCCGTGTATTGGGAGTCTTCGACAATTAAAACACGGTCTTTGTATTTCTCTGCCATGTCTGCCATCAAAGACCTTGCTCTCTTTTCTACTATGTCTTGAGTTCTGTTTTGTAATAAGAATGCAATCATAACCTTTAGGTCGGAATCTAACGGCATTTTACCTAATATTTTATAGTAAAGTTTTGAAGGACTTAATAATTTCCAAGTGCCACGATTATATCCGTGACGGTAGTGACCTAAATATGTCAACAATTCTTTTTCCGAAATTTCACCCCAAACACCATCACTAATTTCTAGTGCGTAATTAGAGTGTCCTATTCTTTTTAGATTTAGTCTAACATCGTGCTTTGTAGTGCGGTAGTCGTCATCTTCTTTTTTGAAGAAGTAAAACGGTACTCTGTTCTCTAGAGCATACAAGATATCTTCGGGAGTTTTCATAATTGTTCTTATTTTTTTCTTCATAGACTTTCTTTTATTTTCTATGTCGTTTTCTCTTTCGTCGACTATCATAGAAGCCAAAGAAAATCTAGAAAGTTTGTTGCTTAATTCTTTCAATGAAAACTTCACGCCATTAAGAGCATAGGGTTTTTCTACAAAAACTTCTATGTCACAAAAAGAATAAACTATTTCGTCATTGGGACAAACACTAAAATATTCTTTAAGACCTTTAAAGAACTTTTGTGCAAGACTTTCTGCTATAGCATCTGCTTTATTTACTGCATTTTGGTCGCTTAAAGTCCAAATGTGGGTCAATTGTGCAACTCTTTGAGGTATGAAAACATCATACTCTCTTTTTTCATTGGTTTCTTTATTTATAAAAGAAACACCTACTGTAGTGTTTTGTTCGTATTTTATTCCTCTTCTTCTAATTCTTATTTCTACATCCATGTTTTTCACATCATATATTTATTCGATTTGTATTTTTTGAGACAACTCTCATGTGCTTCATTTTTGAAGTCTTTTGGATTCACTAATTGTCCTCCACATATTCTACATCTAGTTGCTATCGGTCTACCTCTAGTGTTAGGTACATAGTCCGGATTATTCATCATTATTCACCTTTTTATATTCAATAAGTATTGAAATCTCCAATACTTTTTCTTTTAGATATTCTACAAAGCCTATATCAACTGCTTTAGGTATGTCCCATAATTGTTTTTTTACGGAACGAGTGAGTGCGAAAGTTTTGTCAGCATCGCTATCTAAATGCTGACAATAAATAATGGTGTCTTCTATTTTTTTTCGCCCCTCCTCCGAGAAATCTCCAAGCATAAGAGAGACAATACTCTTACACTCTTCAAAATTCCGGAAGAGGGGCATGATACACCTTTTGAGAAAAATATAGTTGGTACTGCTAGTTTTAATAGCCGCCTCCAACGATAGCGGGAGTCAAATCTACTGATTCAACAGTGTCCCAATTTATCTCTGTGATATTTTCTCTGCTAACAATCTCACCATCGACAAAAAGCCAATGGGTAGGGTGTTGGTCAATCTGCTCAATAACTTCTGCTGAAGCCATCTCTAATTCCGTGTGTCCAGTTTCATTCAATATTCTTAGTTTAATCATAATCTTCACCTGTCTGTGTTTTTCTCATGTTCTACGACTATTTAAGCCGTCTTGTTTCTTTGCTCCTTAATAGCGTTTGATGCTTGCCGCTTTGATAAATTTGTATTGCCTTCAAAGCCTAGTGCAAGCAAATATTTAATTTGTTTTTCCGTTGCAGGAATTAGCAATCTACCCAATGTTTCTAATTGTGCATTGCTCAATGTTTCGTATTTAGATAGTTTTCTTTTCATGTCTGTAAAGAAGTTACTCTCCCAATCAGTTAAGTATTGTTGACTATATTCATTTAGATTCTTCAAATCATAGAATGCAGCCATTTCTTGAATTGCATCATCATCAGTTCGCCTAACTAACTTACCCTTTTTATCGTTTATCAGTTTGATTCTATTTACTAGAACCATGTCTTCTTTGTTAATCTGTTCGATAAGAGACTCCGACATTTCATAAAACTCATCTAGGTCATCCAATAGTTTCTTGTTGGGATAACCATGAACTTCTTGTTGATTCCTAGGGTTGTTGGGGTGATTCCACCTCCATACAATAGAAGCCATGTTACCCCCACTAGAACGCTTACGAATGCGAGTTCTTGGTCTATACATGCTTAATTGCTTATCCCAATAATGGCCCTTTTCGTTGACATTTATTCGCAAGTCTAGTTCTCTAATTGCTTCAAACTTGTCAATGAAATCATCACCTTGTTCATCCCACCATTTTTCACATTTCATGGACTTAATCTTAACATTTATCCACTCTTCAATCATTTCGTCAGTGATTTCCTCATCACTCAAACCTGTTCTTTCTTTGATTTCATTAAGAATCAAGTATGAATTGATGTGGTCGGAACCCACACATTCTTTGACACCTGTTAGTTTGTTTTCTATCTCAAAGTGATAAACAATTCTGTGACCACACAAACATTGTTCAAAACCATTCTTAGAATTGACAACCCAATCGGGAGCATGTCCGTGACCCATATTCCACCAAATTTCTCCGGTAGCAGACCATTCATGTTTAGCATCTTCGTAATTATCCGCTACAGAAAGTTCAATCATTTCCTGTTTTAGTTTTCTATCCCATCGGCCTTCGCCTAATGTTCTCTTAAAGTTTCTTTCTTCTTTTTCATATGTTAATTCAATTGCTTCTCTTGGTATTTGCATTTTATTCACCTTTTATTTTTTTATTTTCAGCCTCTATCTTTTGAGCCTCTATTTTCTTTCCAAATTCCTCTTCCATTAAAACACAAGTAAGACCTTCACCTTTTGATATAAAGTAAATATCACCAACTTTGTATCTTGTGCTGTCAGTTTGATATGTTATTCTAAAACAGAAACCGTGTTCATCAACACTTAGTAATATTCCCTCTTTGCGAAGAGTAGACCTTGGATATAATAAAAAATTCCTGCCAATTAGTGTCTCAATCATGCTTTCACCTCATAGTATTTTTTTTGAAATGCCTTGGGCATACATTGTACATGGTTTATTTTTATGTCACCATTTAACTGTTTAGGCACAACAATAGTTGCGCACTTTCGACACAATGGTTTCAAACACTTATCGCATGTTGTAGTAACAGTTAATCCTGTTTTTCCACACAAACAAGTCTTCACTCCCAATCCCCCATGTCCATTTTTTCATTTGCTCTCTGTTCTTTCAAGAAACCTGTAAGTAATTCATCTAACTTATCTTGCAGTGCATCAACTACACCTGCTATTGTCCTTCTATGCAGACTCATCCAAATACGGTGATGGCTGTTAATCACTACCTTTGGTTCGTCGTTCTCATTCATACTTATTACCAATGGTGGTAATTCTTCTTCGTCTATCAATCTAAATTCTACATTCATATTTATTCCTCATTTTCATCGGGCTTTGCACCCTATCGGTAGTCTTTGCAGATACTACTATACTGTTTGATTTAAAGCCCATATTTTTACTTTATCAGCACCTATGGGACCTTCTATCTTATCCATACCCGTAGATATGAATTGTGGGTGTCTAGATAATAAATTACCTAGTCTAGACATTGTTGGTTGGTGCTTAGGCCACCTTTGTTTGTAAGCGTACATTATTTCATGTGGGTTCATCGGGCCTTGTTCTAAGACCTTCTCAAGCCTCTGTATTGTCTGTATGTTTTTGGGCATATTTGAAACACCTTCAATCATCTATTTCAAAGCAACGCCCAATTCATCAAGTATTGGGCATTACCATTTTCACAACTGTATTCTAAAGCCCTAACGGATTCTTCTTCATCACTGTGCTTATCTACAATTAGAGAAGCCAAACTAAGTGCTAGCCTCTCTTTTGTTATCTTACTTGAAAGAACTTCTGCTATTTTAATAGACAAATCTTCTTTCAGTCTTTCCTCCCATAATACGCAATAACACTTTT